ATAGTGTACTGCGCGCTTGCGGATATAGAAAAGGTAATCAAAGAGCAGGAAATCATAGAGCTGACAGATGATGAGGAAACAGGCAGCATCAATTCCGAAAGGGTTGATGCTGCAATAACAAGAGCAGATTCGTAATTTGTTGCGTTTAGTTCTAGTTTAGACATATAGGCAAGCTGCCAAAACCCAAAGCCCGCGTTGTATCTTGCCTCTGCTCCGTAGAGATATTTACGGCTCTTAAATACGCTTTCCGTCTGCACCGTGTTTAAAGATATGAACTCTAAATCTTTACGCTTCTGAAAGATTATTGGACGTATTGCTCTTGACACGTCCAAGAGATACCACGCCGTCTCTGCCCCTGACGCATAATTGCTTGCAGAACCGCTGCCTACAGGATGGTCTGCTGCAAAGAAATACTTGCCGTCGTAACAAACGGTAGCTGCGCCGGCTTTTAATAATCCAAAGACTAACTCATCGGGATGCGCTGCCGCTGCTCTTGCCATTTCCTGTATAATCGGCGTAAACAGCGCAAGTTTATTGTCTTCTATCGTGTTTCTATCTACTTCTATAGTGGACTCGAAGTCTTTGTTTTTAATCGTATAGTCGTGTGTGGCGAGGCTTTCTATGATCTTATCGCCTAACCACTCGCGCATACTTGGAAATGCGCCCAGCCATACGTATTTCTCCTCCGATGTTACTGACGGCGCTGTCATCGCTATTTGCTGCCACTGCGGCGGCTGCTGTTCTAACGCCGAGAGAAATAACGCCCTAAATCCTTGATATACTGCCGTTATTGATGATTGGTTTAATTCCATTTTATCCTCCTTTTTTCCGCCATTTTGGCGAAAGTTGCTGCCTATAACACCTTGATATTACTCAATAGCTGCTTTTAAAATTCGCCATTTTGGCGGAAAACTCTAAGCCCATTAGAACTTCACCCACACGCCTTCTGCGCTTACATCAAATACTGTCCCAGCTTGCGAGCGTGTGCCTGTGCCGTCTGTTTTGGCTACTGTCTGATCGTCCACTATGTAGCACGCGCTTCCTATTTCTGCGCGGGTTATCTCATCGCCGCTGCTTGAATTGCCGTATAAGAATACGCCTTTGCTTATATCTACGTTCACATCGCCGTCATCGCCGTCGGAATTATCTGCGTATTTTTCGCAGCGGCCTAGCCCTTTTAGACCGGTTGCTGTTGCGCCCGGTGTGGCGTACCCGTCGGCGTTTATTGCCACTATCGCGCCTGCGTAAAACTTCTTGCCTGCCGCGGCTGGTATATGCAGCGCAGCGCCGTCTCTTTTTTTTGTAGCTCTGTCTTTTGTTAAAGCTCCCATTATCCCCTCCCATATTTATTGAATATCTTTTCATCTATCCCCATCTGATTGATGATGAATTGCTGCTCCTGCGTTAGACTCTTTGCTGACGGCTCGGATTTGCCTGTTATTGTTTCTGTGTGGACTACTATCGGCGCTTTCAACGCAAATACTGTGAACCCGTCCAAGTCTTCAGCCGCATATTTCATTGCCCAGTCCTTCTGTGCCGGCGTTACTTTACCTTCCGATATTGCTTTGTTTACAACTGTTTGAGCTTCCAAGACTTGCGCAGCTTTACGCAGTGTCTTAACTTCATCTGCGAGTTTCTTGACCTCGTCATAGCCTTGTTTCATCGCAAGTATTGTGCCGACTACGTCCGCGTTCGTAGATTCGTCTTGCAAATCGAGCGCTTTTAGTATGTTCTTATTCGCCTTGGTTTTCTCTTTCAGACGATTTATCGCTTCGACTGCGTCCTTCTCTGTTGCGTCCTCCGGTAAGCCAAGCGCTGCTAATATCGCTTTCATATTTGAGACCTCCTCCTGTTTATTCGATAACGGCGACATGCCGTCTATGTTTGGCTGATTTGTCAGCGCAGCATTTATCAGCTTTACAACCTTGTTGTCTGCTCTGACCAGAATCACTGGCGACAGATAGCGGTATTCTCTATTGGCTATGTAATCTGACGCTTTCTTCGTCCATTCCACAACTGCCCATAAACCGTCTGCGCCTTTTGCTATTAATTCTTTGATCCATCCTGCTGCCGGCGCCTCTGTGCCTTTTAACGTCTGATGTTCGTAGTCTATCACCAGATCGTTTGCTTGGTCTTGAAAATCGGCTATTATTAAGGCGATACCTTCATCGTCTGCGATGAAGTCGCCCTTTGGCGTTGTGATATTCCCGTACGGCAGGAGTTGTATCTCCCTCGGCGCTTGAGGCGCTTGGGTGTCTAATTCTTTGTTTATGAACCTTATTGTCTCCATTTCCTCATTTACCATTTTCGGACACGCTGTCCAGTTTTTATTTTATAAACCATTCATTCAGCCCTCGCTAATGAAACTCTTCAGCGCTTTGGTTATCTCTTCCCAGTCCTCTTCCTGCACCAGCAGAAACGGCCTTGCTGGGATATTCATCTTGCGCAGATGTGCTTTCACTATTCCTATCCCGCTTAGAGTTTTCCGTCCTCCTTCTTTTATATCTCTGCTTTTCACCTTCCGACTATGCTGTCTGACCAGCGCTGACTCGTTCGACCCAAACTGATGCGCTGCTGCATATTTTACATTCGCGCCTATTTCTACTTGGCTTTTTGCGGCGCGGTAGGTTATCGAGTTAAACAGCCGCTGTGTGTCTATCAGCGTGCGTTTGCCGGTTCTTTTTGCCCGCAGCGATGGTTTCCAGCTTTTCGGTCTGCCGCCGGCTCGAAAGTTGTTCTGAACCGAGCGCCTAACTACCGCGCCTATTATTTCCATCGCAGGCTTTAAGTCCGACACTCGACGCGATATCGCTTCTAACATTTCTTTCACGCCAGCGTCTTCTATCGTTATTTCTATTAACGCTCCTGACATTTCGCTTCCTTTTTCTTTATCATTTTGTTATAATAATTACGTCGGGGTGTATTGATCGGACTACAGCTCCTATGGTCAATATTACCGCTGTGTCCTCGCTGCTGTAGAGCTTGAGACACGAACCATCCATTATTACTTCTTCCATATTAGTTTTCCTTTCCGTTGCCTGTTTAAGTAATTCCAGTCTTTCGTTGGAAATATTGTTATCGCAGTCATTACGCCGTTTGTAGATTCAAACACTATCATTATTGCCTGACCTTTACCTAAATCGAACCCTTTAATCAGCCGCTCTCTTAGGATTACTTTTCCTGTCGCTTTACTTTTCATAAATTGCAGCCATATTTCAAACGGCTCAGACAACACTTCTGCCAGATATGCCATGAACTTACTTCTATCTAACTTTATATGGTTAGCTATAGCCTCTGCATTCACTAAGACTGAATAAGTAAAGTCGCCCTCTGTGAATTCATAGAGAGCTTCCACGCCGCCGATGACCTGCTCTATTATTCCTCGTAATTCGGCGATATCTTTCGCATTTGGAGTGGGTAGGTTATTTGTTTTATCCAATGGTATTAGCGCTGGTCTGCCGAGGTCTTCATAAGTATCTTCTATGAGTTCCGCCCAGCCTGCTCTGCCTTGCGCCTTCACAGCGTTCAGTGTTGCCTCTGCTATACGTTTGCCCCACGTCGCCTCGCCCGGATTATATGCCCAGCCTGCGTCTATCCCGACTGGTATCTCGCGCACCTCGCCTGTATCTTCGTCTTTCCATTGATACGTGCCGTCTTGCGGCGCTGTTGTCCGAATCCGACCTCCTGCCTTTAGCCGCTCCATTTCCTTTTGCGTTATATTCTCCACCTGACATCTACAGCCCCAACCATTCGGCGGATAATGCGACGACCACCACGGATCATCGGCTTTCAGCGTTACATCATTCCACGACGCATGTTCCGGGCGCACTCTTCTGTCATCCATTGTTCGATAACGCCAATACGGGAATGCTTTCAACGCTGTTTCTGTTGTCATTTGTTTGTATCTGCCTGCCTGATAGGCTACTGTCAAGTTCGTATTGAATATCACGCCTGTCCGCCATTTTCTGCTGCCTTTGTATGTCCAGCCGTGTTTCGATACTATGTTGTCGAAGTTCTTACGAAACTCTTGGATACTTGTGCCTTCTGACAGCGCTTTGGCGATTTCTGCTCTGAAATCGCTGAGCAGTTCGCTTTTCATTGCTCCAGCTATTACGAATGCCCGCGTGTGCATCTCCTGCCAAAGGTCCTTCCACGTTGCAGTCGGAAGATTTATCTTTTGACGAAAATACTCTATCGCCTCATCAAAAGGTAAATCTTTATACTGCGCTTCCATCTTCCACCTCCGATCTGCCGTAAATTTCCGCAGCCGCTAATGCTTTTTGTATGATATTGCCCAGCGCCGCCGCATCTAAATCTTTATATGCGCTGATTATCTTTTCTTGCAGCTCTTCTAACGAACTTGCGCTCTCTATGAGCTTGACGACTGGCGAAAGAAATGTGCTCACCGCATTATCGTTTTCTAAACGCGTAACTATTAGATCAACTGGATGTTCTGCGATTGATTTATTCGCTATTATTGCAGAGTTTGCAAGCGGACTATCTCCTGCTGCTGGAGAAGGCGTTGATCTTGCAGCTTTTAGTGTCTCCTCGCCTTCTTGCGCTTCTGGAATGCCGAATTGCTCGTGCACGTGTTTTTTCGGTATCCCGTCAAACCCAGCCTCTACTAGTGTTTTATAGATACGCGATGTCTTCTCTAGGTCCTCTGCCGCTTCGTAGTGCAGTATGAACTTTGGTATGCCTTTATCTGCGCCGTAGTTGAATATTACCCACGGCTGTAGTATTTGGAATTTAATCACGCGCATTAAACTGCGAGCGTCTAGTTCGAGAAGGTCCTGTCTGACTTCTTTCGCTTGGTCTTCTGAACCTAGTTTGCCCGGTGTAGACTCCGAACTCCCTGTATGTCCAAGCACCACTTTTGACATGCTTTTATCGCAGAATTCTATTAAATCCCGAAATGCAGACGTCTCGCCTCTTGCTTGAGCCTCCAATAATTCAATCACTGTGTTATCAGAGATCACTGCCGCCGCATCTACGGAGAGATTGAAGACTGCCTGCTTTAAGACTTCTACTTCCTCTTTGTTTGTCCCTGCGCGATATTTGCCTATTCTCATCGGCACTGCATAAAGTTCGTTAAAGATTACCCAGTCCTTTATAGAGTAGTTCTTGAATAGATATAGGTATGTGCATGGACGTATCAGACCGCCGCGGCATACTGCTCCAGAGCGCGCTTTATGTCTATAGACTACAAACTTCGTCGGTATTAATTCCTCGCCGTAAACTCGGCTTTCTTTTGTTATCAGCTTCGGCGTTTCTGATACTGCGTCTTTCGACATAAATGTAAATTGCTTTTGTCTTATGTCTTTGAGGCGTTTTATCCAGACTTGGCCTTCTGATATCTCCCACATTATCTCCTGCACTGAAAACCCTTTTCCTACGGCATCTAATATGTCGAGCATAGATAGGTCTATATCTTCTATATAATTGAGCATCTCTTGTGCGGCTGATGCTATTTTCTTGTCTTCTCTTGATGCGCTGGCTGGCAGTATTTCCCACACAAGCCCTGCCGCTGCTAGTTTTCTTGTCTGAAGCGCTGAGCCTAAGTGCCCATCCTTTTCTTCGAGCTCGTCAAATAATTCCGCCTGTCTTGAGATGTCTCCGCTGTCTGCTTCCTTTGAGATTGCCGCTAATGCGGACGGCGTTAGTCCTTGCGACGGATACGTGGAATATCTGCTGTAGAGGTCCTGAATTGCTATTTCATCTACTATCGGTTTTTGACTTTTTATTTGTCTTCCGTATCTGTCAAGCAGCGGCATTTTTCAACTCCCTAATGCGTTTATAAACGTTTATAAATATACAAACCGCAGCGTTCATAGCTTTTTACCACGCTCCCTTTGCAAAGTTTAACCCTCTGCCTCTGACGCTTTCATATTCAATCGGACCTGTAGCGCTGTCGCTGCCGTGTACTGCTAATGCGAGCGCCCAAAACCTGTCCGCATGTGAGTGTTCGCTTCGTTCTGCGTCAAATCTTATATTGCCTGCCGATGTTGTTATTTTCTTTACGCTGTGTATGTCGTCTCGTATTTCTTGTCCTGCTGGAATGCGGATCAGGCGGTCTTCAAACTTACGCTTTAGCGCATTCGCTAAATCCAGTTTCACCGCTGCCGTAAACAGCGCTCCTTCTACAATATTTCCGTACTTCAACTGCAAGTCTTCTACGAATTTCTCGCCCATGCCTGTTTGGTCAACACATACGCGCAGAGGTTTGTATTGCCGTATTATTCGGCCGACTTCTTGTTCTTGCGCTGAAAACGTCTGTCTTTGCATTGTTACGAGCTCTCGCACCCACAACACATCGCCGACAGCCTCTGCCGCTGCTATTACGGTTAAATCTTTCCGACGGCCTATGTCCATGCCTACGTAGACGCTGCCGCCTTGATACCGAAACGGCGCGCCCGCATTATCGTTTTCTGCTGCGTTAATCAGGTCATACGTGATAAACGCTGTCGCTTCGTCAAGGAATTGCGCCTCATATTCTTGCGCCCATACGTCCGCATCCGATATCGCTGCTTTTAGTAATCCGATGTCGTGCGGGCAGCCCTGTCTTACCGCTTCGTATATGTCTATCACGTGATGGCTGAACATCGCATTCGACGATATTTCATACGCCTTATTTTGTTTACCCTTTGGCGTATATGTGATCCACAGTTTATAGCCTCCCCGCGATATTATCGGAAACACCGACGCCCACAGCTCCCTTGAGTTCTTGTGAACGCTGAACTCGTCAAGATACACGTTTGCGCTGTAGCCGCGCGCTGTATCAGGGTTGGCTGGTATCCCTATGATTTTAGACCCGTTTTTAAGCGTGCATTTTTTTACTCTGTACTCTTCGCGAAAGCCTTGCGCAGATTCGTAACCGTATTTATCCTCTGCCCATTTTATCGCCTCGCCTGTTACTGATGCGTGGAATTCTATCTTCTCCATAAACTCGTCAACTTGCCGCTGTCCAGACGACAGCGCCACCCATTTATTGCGATCCTGCTGTCTTGAGTCCAGCACTATCCCTGCTGCGCATGAATAACTCTTCCCTGTCTGCCTAGCCCAGCGCCCCTCTTTGAAGCGCGCGCTGTCAAGCAGCCATTTCTTTTGGTATTCATACAGTTCTATTACAGCCATATCTTCACACCAAGTTGTAGATGTCGCGCTTTAGCATTTCCAGCATCTCTTCTTTTGTCATTGACGGCAGGTTTTTCTGCGCTTTATCAAATACTCTTTCTGTCTTTGTTTTCAAATCAGATTTGAATTTCTCCCGCACTACTGTTGATGTTTGCAGCTTTGCGAACTCGCCGACCATTTTTGGCAGTTGCAGCGCTGATACGCCGTTGTCTAATAGTAACTCGATTAACTGCCGAGAGATCAGTTTCTCCGCTGCCTCGATTAGTCTTGTCCCTTCGCCGGCTTCCGACACCAGCGTCCGCGCTTGGTCTTCTATTATCCGCAAGCGCCGCACTTCGTTTAAGAAATCCTTCCCGTATCGCCCTATTGATGATTTCGAGATGTCATAGCCTTTGGATTTCAGAAACTCCGATATGTCTTCATAAGTCATGCCTTCGATTAGCAGACGGTCTATTTCTTGACGCAGCTCTTGCGGCAGTTCTGTTGTTACTTTGCTGCGTTTACGCGTCTTTTTATGTGCGCCGCCCATCAGCACAGCTCGGACTCTATTTGTTTGATCTTAGCGGTAATCTCCACGTATTCTCTTTTCAGCGCCAGCGCTTCATCGCTGTGGACTTTCACGCTTGCCAAGTCTATGGATTCTATTGCCGTAATTGCGGATGTCGCAAGCAGGGATTTTATTGCCCTGATCTTTGCCTGTATTGAGATTGCTAATGCGCTCTTTTGCAGCTTTAGTTCTGTTAGCGCGCCTTTCAGCTCCAAATTAGACATTATATCTCTCCCTTATTTTTGCGGATTATCGGGCAGAAGTTGTTATTCTTGACCATCTCCACCAGTTCTGTTATCTTTTGCGTGTTCAGAAGGATTATCTCTTGCAAACTCCCTGAAAGCTGTTCATACCCTTTTACCAATTCGACGTTATTTGTGTACATGCCGATTACTTCTCTGTGCATGTTTCTCATTTCCTGCAGCGCTCGGTTTTGTCCTTGAATTATGAATATCAATGTTATCCATGGACCTATTAATATGATTATCGCTATTGCTGTCAGCGGCCATGCGCCTATTGTGTTTACGGTTCGTAATATCGTATCTATTAATGCAGCGTTTTCCATGTTCATTTCCCGTCCCACGATACAGCCTGTTTCGTTATCAGTCTCAAGCCTAAATTAATGAGCGCTAGCGCGGCTGTCTGTGTTTCCATTTCTACTGCGCAGCCTGTTTTTTGCTGAATTAATATTGCCGCCATTGCTATTATATTGACCCAGAATGTTTTGCTCTGCCAGATGCTTTTTGTTGTCATCGCGCTGCCTCCGATTTTTCTTGTATTTTAACAATTGCCGCGTTATGTTGATATGCGCGCTGCGCGCGCCCCTTCCGACATTTGCATACATCTGCACTCTTTTTTTTTCTATCTAATTTGTTTTATTATATTTATAGGAATATGATTTATCTAAAGGTGAAATCGGCATATTTTATAACCCGAATGCCGTATTAAACATTACTTAGCCAGAAAGCCAAACCGCGCCGCTGATTATCTAAAGAAGGTTCGGATGGGGCAGACAGAGCGCGGCAGCTATGTTATCACTGTTATTTCACGGGTAGCGCCGAGTTTCAAGATTGGAGAAAGCGGGCGACTTTTTGAAATGGAAGAGCCTTTTGAAAGGCAAGTAGTAATGACTTTGAGCAAAGCTCTAACTGCTGCAAATGATGCAGCAAGGAGTGCTGTATCAACAGGGCGTTTTGATGATTTCCAGACTGCTGTTAATGAAGGGGTTAGCTCTAATCTGTGTGATGCGATATGCGGTATCGCATCCGGCGGCGCATCAAACAAGAGTCTGGAAATTAACTTCTCATGGTCTAGAAGTCGTCCCTTAAGTAACCCAGCAATTCAAAGTAAAAGCATCTTCTTATCAGACAGTATGGATATTTTCACAGAAGCAGCACGAGTATTCAGGGAAACTAACACTCGTGAAGGATTTGAACTTAGAGGACCAGTTGTCAAACTTGAGCGGACAGAGGGCGCTACATTAGGCAAAGTCACAGTCTTTGCTTTTGTTGACGAACAGCCTAAGAAAATTCTTATGGAACTGGAAGAAACTTACTACAACAAAGCTGTTCAGGCTCATAAAGATCAGAAAACTATTTATTGCTCTGGATCGCTTATGCGAGAAGGACGTTTACTTGTATTAAAGAATCCTTTCGACTTATCTATTGAAAGAGATACAGATTATCCACTCGAATGAACAGAAAAAGAGAATAATTTAATTGCAATTAAACAAATAAAGACGCTCTGTCGGGATAATTCTATCTAAGGAGATTAAAGATGCAAAAATCAGAAGTATGCCCTATTAACAATAAACAAGTTAGCATTAATGTAGAATATATTGAGGGTCGAAAATCGCGGCAGCCAGATGACTACGGTCAGATAACCGAATCCGTATTTAAGACATTCCACTGTTCAGATCATCCCCGCTGCTGAATAGGCGATATTAGTGATTGTCAGCTTCGTGCCAAATATAAAGCCAAACACAGTTGGCATAAGACCTAAATTTGTAATCATTAAGAAGGCTGGGATATTTTCTTGACAGGCGGACGTTGGGCGCGTCCGCCTATCTGGACTGCGGCTTTACAAAATTTTTGTTTCCATTATCTTTATCAGACCTTTTGCCGTGTCTGGACTTTTTGCGTATTTTTCGGAAAATACCACCATCTTTACGAACGTTATTATCCCCGGCAGATCGTTCCTCATGTTATCGAACAGCCACTTAATCTCTTGTATTTTCTCTTCTGCCGACATCTTATCTACTTCTTTGGAATATCTTTTCAACGCTTTGCTTGTGCTGCATTCGTGTCTCGATTTCATATCGCCTCCCATATTCCCGACTGCTTCAATAACGACTCGTACCGCCGAACCGTATCCCGTGATACGTCCAAGAGTTTCCCCGCTTCCGTATTCAGCAGCCCCGCCTTGCGATATCGGATCAGCCGCTTGACGAACGTTAAATCCCGCCCGCTGCGCGATAGCTTGCGTTGAATATCCAATACCGCTAGCGTTGACTCCCGTCGAATACGAATAACCTCGGCAGAGGGTATCGCTAGCGCGTTATTTCGGAGCTTCTCTTCGCATTCGATGAAGTACTGCCGCGCCTGTCTGCCTTTCTCGTTGCGCTCCACCATCGCCAGCTCCTTCGCCATGTTCAGCGTTATGTGGTAATTTTCCGCTGGACGTCCGCCAGTAGCGGTTTTAGATAAAATTATCTGAAAGTCCTCACCCTCCGAGAAACCGTATTCTTCAATACGATTTTGTATCCAGTTACCAAATTGTTGCTTGGACTCGAGAAACGACCACAACTCCCTTGCGTTGACTGTTTCCTTTAGCGTTGCGTTGAAACTTTGGATGGGAATTAAATTTGCTGCTTGTGTGTTCATGCGCACCTCCTGAATATCTTTGTGTTTCGGGCAATAAAATACCCGAGTGTTACACGTGGCTATTCAGAAACCACCCCTATACCTCACGATATAGAGACACTCGGGCGTTATGATGCCGTTATAAACTAAAAAGCCCGTTTCTACAAAATCGTAGGGCACGGGAGCAGCCCTGAATACTTACGTGTATATCAAGTATGCCGAAAAGGTTTAGTGTTTGTCAAGGGCTTATTGCTGCGCATTACGATAGTATATAATCCAGACTCGTTGATTGTCGCCATTTCTTGAGCGCCGCCAAGGGTGTCCACTTTTACCGACCCCCTTTCGTCTTCATCTAGATTAGAGATAGCATCTCTATATTTCGAGATTTCCAGCACTTCGCATACGTCTTTAGCGACGAACCATACCTCGCCTTTTTCGTCTACGATTGTGCGCACTTCGTTTTGATTAAAATTGAATGTAGTCATTTGATTATCCATAAATCATCCATTATTCCAATTAGTTTAAGGCAGAGGTGGTCACAATTTGACCACCTCTTGATTTAGTTCATTCCCTTTTTGTTTTTTCTAAGAATGCCGTTAAATCGTCTCTATGTATTCGCACTGTTTTGCCTGATAGGCGAGAGGCTTGTAGTCTGCCCTGTTGTATCCAGTCGTAGAGTGTCCTTCTCGACACTCGAAGAAACTCCGCCGCCTCTTTAGGACAAAACAGCGCTTTATTCGGCAATTCCAGCTTTGGCATCTCGGTCCTCCATATTCATTTCGTTTATGCGCATTTTAAACGCTTTCAGCGCTTTCACCGTCAAGAGCTTGTAGCTCGTCTTTACTTTGCGGCGATGGTTTATGAACTCATTTAGCGCTTTCACGTAATTCTCGCCCCATCGTTTGTATGAGATATGCTCAAGCTCTTCAATCAGCCCCTTTCTGCTTGATGCAAACCTTTTACTTTTGCGCAACACTTCAAATCCGTACGCCTCAAAGTGCGCTAGTAAGTCTTGCGCATCCGCATAAGACAGTTTCGTTGACGAGTCCGCTCCGTAGCGCATCGTCAGCACGTCTCTATAGAAATCATCGCTCCAGCCTAAATGTTTCTGCCCAATTTTAATCAACTGGCGCTGATTCTTACTTGACTGCTGTTTCATTGTCCTTACCTCCTACGAAGAATATATGTTATAAGAT